ATAATATAATATAAATAATTAAATATTCAAAGCAGTTGCTCCCTGCTCATCTTCAAAGTCTATAGGTGTTAGATCATTTTTCTTTTGATCTATCATAGCGCTTTGTTGTGTGCCAACTATTTTAGCACGTTTATCTTTTCTGTTTTCTATGTCTTGTTCTCTTTGTTTTTCTTTTATAATCTTTTGTTCACCAAGCTGCATGTTATAATTAAATTCTAAATCCATTAATTCTCGTTTAATTTGTGACTCAACTCGCATACGCTCTATTTCATAACCAGATTTACCTTTTTCAAACTTCAGTTTAGTATCTAGTATAGCTTGTTGCTTTTGAACTTCTGCTAATGCAGCAGCCTCACTTGCTTGTGCGTTAGCTTGGGCTTGCGCTTGTATATTAGCTTGTTGTGCGGCTTGCGCAGCTTCAGCAGCTTTCTTGCGTTTTAGCTTAATCATCTGATTAGCTAGCTTAAGATTATTTATAGATCTAATATCTATAGCATCTTCTAGATTTATACTACCGCTAGATAGTGCTGCTTGTATGTTAGCTTCTAATTGTTCTTTTTCTCTTTCATCTGGTATTAAGTCAAAGTATATACCAAAATCAGCCATGTGTATTTGAGAGGTATCTGCTAATTGACCAACGCTCCAAGTAGATATACTATTCTTTAAAGCTTCTTCAGTTAAAGCAAACTCTATACTGTCAGATGTTCTTAATACTACATTTTCACAGGTTTTAACTGTTAAGTATAAATAAGAATTTAATATATGTTTAGTTGCTGTATTAGAGTTAGCAGCAGCTAGTTTTTGTAATCCCACTAAAGAATCAGAGTTAGGAACACTACCATCTCTTGCTTCGTTTAATCCCGTTACATCTCTTATCATCTGTAAATAATACTGATAAGTTTGTATTAAAGAATTTACTTTGCCACCGCCGTCACTCTTTACTAATTCTTGTATTGGTATTCTACCAGGATTAGGATCACCTTCTGTTGTCATTGATCTACCTAATATACTACCAGTTTGGAAATACATATTTAAAGCTTCTTTAGCATTATAGCTAGTACCATTGCCAAGATCTACTTCTGCTAACCCATCTACATCTAAATAAACACCATCTGGTATTACTTTAGATATTACTTGTTGTATTTTTAAATGTGTCAGCTGTATCATATCAGCAAATCCCATCATACGACTTACTAAACTTTCAACTCTACCTTGGTAAAGTTTAGGTGCGCATATATTATAGTTCATGTTAACTTTAACTAAATTAGACTTTGGTCTAGTCATATTTTCAGCTAACTTCCACTCTAGCATCATATCATAACCTAAAACTTTAGCACCACTGTATAGTGTTTCTATTGATCTACTAACTTTGTCAAAGTTATCGTTAGACTCAGGATTAAAAGTATCTGGTTTTTCTAATGATTTTTCTAAACCTGTTGCAGTCTTTTTAATCTTAAATACTTGTTCACTGTATGTTTTATACTCAAAAAACAAAATATAAATAGCATTACCATCTCTTCTGCCGTTCCAGTTGTATAAAAAGCTACTATTACCTTGATACTGTTCTAGTCTTTCTAATTCTGAATCTGTTAAGTTGGGAAATTGTTTTTTACACTCAGCCAAAGATAAAGGCTTTACTTCACCTACATACCACAAGTCTTCAAAGTTAGGATCTTCACTATATGAATGCACCATACGCGACGGATCAACATATTCAACAGTAACACCTTCAGATTTATTCCAATTTGTTTTAACAGCTCCAATACCTAATACTACTAAATCTTCAATAACTCTTTTTTTAGTTAAATCATATTTATTGTAAGCTAGTGTATTATTGATAGCTTCTTCAGCAGCTATTTCACTAGCCTGTTTATAGCTCAACTGCATATGCAAGTCTAATTCTTCTTTATTTTCTGGTAACTCTTCAGGATCTTCAGAGTTAAACATATTTAAATTAAGAGTGTTTTGTATTTCTGTTAAAAAACTTTTAGCTTGCATATCTCTTAATATGTCTTTAGCATACTTAGATCTTGTTCGTCTTGATTCTGGGTCTTGCGCATAAGCTTTTATATCATATAGCTTATCGTCCATACCGTTAACAACTATATCTACAAACTTAGGTATTATAGGAACTGGTTTCCAGTCTAAATTTAAATAGCTTAAGTCACCATTTATAGCTAACTCGTCTTTATATTTTTGCACGGGTTGTTCTGCTCTAGCATACAACCTACGCATTCTAAAATTATTGTAATTAGTATTAAATCTGTTTTCAACTCCAGACCTAGTCCCGCTAAACCAATCGCCTTCTATAGCTTGAGCAACTTGCTTGCCGTAGTCCATGCTTGATTTAACCTCATCAGGTACTACCTGATCTGGGAAAGAGCTATAAGTATTCGTTATCTTCATGCATTATATTATTTGTGACATAGATCCGTCATTGTTGTATCTTCTTATTCCTAAGTTAATTTCTTTTCTAGTTCTTAGTGGTATAGGTCTATATTTATTTTTATTACAAGCCATAATAGCTAAACCAGAACTAATAGATGCATCATATTTTGTTCTAGCATTTATATTAAATCTAGACCAGTCGTCTAATGTTCTTTGAAAATACATATTTCCATAACCATTTTCAAGTGCACCTACATGGTTTTCTATATAAAATTCTATAGCAGCAGCGTGCGCTTGCTTAATATCTTCACTTGAGTTAGGTATACCACCTATTTCTCTTTCAGCTGGAGATAGCTTATTATATAGCTTGTCAGGTCTATTAATACTAAAACCTCTATAGCCTCTACGCTTTAAATAATATAATAATCTTGGTTTATTATTTTCAGCTAGTATTGGCATGCCATAAAAAACTAACGCCATTAAAACGTCTTCAAAGAATGTTTCAGCAGTATCAGGTCTTGCTATATATTCTAAGAAAAATTGATTTGGCGGAGCATCTTCCATACTAAATTTAGTTAATCCATGTAGTGCTCCTTTAGAACCTTTACCATCCACAGTACCGCTAATGTCGTAACTGTCACAGCCAAAAGCTCCAATGTGTTCGTTACCAGGATATTTTGTTCCATTTTTTAATAATACTTTATTTTGTAATTCAACTGGTGGCACCCAAGACACTTTAAATCTACCATTTTTATTTGGATAAAACATTACTTGAGTGTCTTTAATACCGTTAAGCCATTGAAAGCTACCTGTAGTTACAGAAACAATATGATTAGCTTCTTCGTTATAGTCTATTTGTTGATATATTCTAGTAAGATTAAATAAACTATCTTTTGTTTCGTCTCTAAAAGCATGTTTTTCAGTTCTTGGAAACTGTCTATAATATTCGTTTAATGCGTCTTGATCGTGTTTTAATCCTTCAACTTCATTTTCCCAGTGCTTGATAACTCCTGTCGTAATAGTTGAACCATCAATTGTTTTGATTGGATCTGCCGGAGATGTGAAGATAGGAAGTCCGTAAGTATCCATGAATCCTTCGTAGTTCCACTCCATAGGTATGAACAAGCTATAGAGTCCAGAAGTTGTTTGTCCGTTTTTATTTCTTTTAGTAGCGTCTGAATTGTAGTATAGTTTTTTGAAATTGTCTCCACCTTTATCTAAAGCATTTGAAGTTGAGCCCATCATACACTTACCTACAACTCTTGATCCTAGACGTAGTGTAGTTTTTGTAACTCTCCAGTTATTTAATATATTATCAGGTCTTTCCCATTTACCACTTTCATCGTGTGCTAATAGCTTTAGCTTTTCACCATCGTAAGAGTTATCACCTGTATTTTTCCAATCAATAGTTGTATCAAGCCCTTCTAGTTCTGCAAGCTGTTCATTCGTTTCCAACTTTCTTCTAGTAAGTTTGGATGCCGGAACCCTATATGCCAACTCAGTCTTCGGCCGATCCATACCGTCTTGAATTGGTTTGAAGAAAAACGGATAATTAACGGATATTGGGACAACTTTATCTGTAAACATTTTTTTGGCATCTGATCCAGACTTGGAAAGTATGCCGAATCTAGCATCAGAGGATATTGTAGCTTGATTGACAAGTTCTGCGCTTGCCATAAAAGAGAATCCAGATCGTCTGTTTTTAAGGTAGCACATGCCGTAACATCTTTTATCTGCTTTACAAGCTTCCCAGAATATAAAGAAGAGTCTGTTTGATTCTCTATATTCAGGAGCTCCAATGTCGATCTTTGACCATTGCAAGTACATATAATGAGTACCAGTAATGTAAGTATCAATACCGTTGTTACAAAACCAAAATCCATGTTCTCGTCTAGTAAATTCATTGTCAATATAATCGTACCATTTTTCTTTAAAATCTAATGGGTATTCTTCCCAATCAAATCTACTTTTTATTCTTTGAATTTCTTTTGGGTAGTCAAATCTTTCCCAATATTGTTCCTCTTGTTTTTTGCTTCGTTTATACGGTTCATCTGCTGTTGGTAAAGCAATGCGGAGACCTTGTATTTCGATAATTGATCCAATTTTACCTGTTTTACTTATTACTACAAAATCATACTCCACGTTATAACCATACTCCCACTTTTTATATCTGTTGTTTTTAGCTAATATTTTAGGATTTACAACGTCCTTAATTTCTTTCCAAAGTGTTTGCTCGTAACTCACTTACTTCTCCCTTCTGCGAAACCTCTAAAAGTTTTTTGTTCTTTAACTTCTTTTGTAGTTCCGTTTAATATATCCTCTTCTTCTTCTATTCTTTGTAATATTTCAAAAGCGTCCATAATACAAAGCTTTTTAGTTGCTGCAGCATTCTTTAGTCTATCAGCTGAAACATCTTCACCCGTATCTACTATAGGCTCTTTAGCAACTTTAACTAACTCATCAACTGCTTTTCGCCCAGCTTGGATTATATTCTTTCTTGTCTCCTTCGTTTTCATGAGTTATAGCTATATCATTTGATTTCATACAATACAAACGTTCATCACCTATTATAAACTCAAATTCAGAGCTTGGTGTAAACGTTACAAGTGTTCCAGGTGTTATTCCTACGGCTTCTAAGGAGCTATTAGTATATTTGACTATACCAACATTAGGCTCTTCTTTAATCACGTCTAGATTATTGTTATTTAAAACTGGTTTAACAAAACAATAATTTAAATGGCATGCGCCATTATACATGTATATTTGATCCATAGAGGCAAAATATAAATCATCTTTAAAATACGATGAGCTATTTCTTTCATTGCCTTTTTGATCATACCATCTTCTAAATAAATTATGATGTACATAAACTTTATCACCTGGTTTTATTTGTGAGTCGAAAGCAGCTGGCACCGAAACAACAACTGCTTCTTTACTCACGAATCGGTGGTTCTCTATGGTGGTATTAATGATAAGTGTTTTGTCACCTATCTTTCTTGTATTGTCATACCTTGATTTGTAAGGTTTAACAATAAAGTTGTATAAACTTTTCATTAATATTTTAAATCGTACTCTACAGATATTGCCATATTACTATTAAATTTCTTCCACGGTAATACTTCATTGTTTTTACTTATATAAATGTTATATGATTGATCTGTATCTTCAAATAAAATATCATTAATAGTATGGCCTCCATATACTTCTTGACCTATAGAATAATGCATAGCATCATTTTTGTAATCAGAACCTATACTAATCTTTCTTATTACTTTTGACATCGCTATGTTTTTTCCACTCTCCTGTAGTAAGATCAATATCTATGTGTCCATATTTATTCTCTAACTCTTTTTTAGTGCTATTTATAATTTCATTTGTTTCAGCTAAGTCGTGAAGCAACGCATGCTTTCTTGACTCTTGGTATCCTATTTCTACTAAGATGCTATTTACTTTATTTTGTTGATCTTGAATTATCTTTAATTCATCTGCAGTAATTTTACCAATTTGCCTGCCTTTTATATTACTCATTTTATTTAATTTAATTTTTAATATATGCCCATGAAGAATCTAAGAATACTATTACTTCTTCTGGGTTAAACTTTTCGTCAACTGCTTTTTGAACGTCTGACCAGCTGTAATCATGGCCAGCTATTATACCTTTATATTTTAATTTTGGTAGGCATAATTCAATATCTTTTTTTACATCTTCATACTTATGACTCGCGTCTATATATATAAATTCAAACTCACCTTGTGGAAACTTAGGTACTTCATCATAACTATAACCTTGATGATGGTATATATTGTTAAAGTATCTTGTATTTTTATTATACTCTGATTTAACTTTTGACCACGTATAACCAAACTCTTTATTAAATTCTTCAGTACCTTTAAATGGATCAACACTGTGTATCTCACTAAATATACCACTAGCAGCTATCATTTGAGTCGACTCACCCATGTAGCTACCTACTTCTAAAGCTTTACCGTGATCAGGTAAGTTATCGCAAACATAATTTAATAAAAATGCAAAGCCAAAAAAATGATTATTTTTAGCTCTCCCACTCATTCTCCAAGGAAGATGAGTGTTAAATCTTTGAGTTATCATTTTAATATACAGCTACTAAATCACTTCCTGAAGTTACTCTTTTGACTAGCAACGGGCACTGATGACCTACTACGTCTTCAGCTTTAACTCTTACAGTTATAGGATTACCTGACTCCATTATTAAGCCTACATTTGCAGAAGAATTTGCAATATGTAAAAGTACGCAACCTCTTTCATGAGTGTGTGGTATATCTATATTTGTTATTGTAAATGTAGCGGCTGTTGTACCACCAGATATTGTTATTGTTTCTCCAACAACATATCCTGACCCTACGGCGTTTACTGTAAATGAAGTAACAACACCACCGTCAACAACAGTATCAACTGTTAATCCAGTACCAGAAGCACTTGATGTTGTAGCAACTCCAGTTCCAGCTGTATAGACTGTTCCTCCGCTTATTAAAGCAGATACTCCACCTTTACCATCTCCACTTATATCGCCGGGCCAACTAGTATTAACAGCACCTATAACTACGGGAACAGCATCGTGTCCAAATACCCTAGGTTGTGAAGCCATGTTTCCTATTAATCCTCTCATTTTTATTTATTTATTTTTGTTATTTTTTCAGCACCACGACTTCCGAAGTATGCTACATAAACTGTTACCAGTAATGTTTTTAATAAGTTTATCCAAGCGTCATCTACATCAAATTGCAAATGAAATGAATCTACAGCCATCATAAATACTGATGATGCAGTTAAAAATACAAGAGCTAAAGGCCTAGTGTTTTTACTAAGCCAAGAGTCAGACTTCATGTCTGATCTCCATCTACTAGACACTTCTTTCATTTCAGCTATGTCTTGCTCTATAAGCTTCATAGCTTGTTCTTTATCAACAGCCTTAATCTTATTATCACTTGTTATAAGATTTTTTACCACACCAAGTGTTCCTTGATTAGGTAATATATCGCCTATAGCATCTAATACTTTAGGCGCCTTGCTAGCTAAAAACGCTCCTACTTTAGTTTCTTTAAATGTTTTTTTATTTTCCATTAGTTTTTAAAAAGTTGGACAAGAATTTGCAGTACAAACACTAAACATTTTCTTTGCTTTATTTGTTTTTGTTTTTTTGACTTTTGGTTTCCCTGTTTCTTCAACACACTTTTGATAATGGTTAGACCATCTCATGCCTTCTCCACAATCTTCATTTAATCTTTTACGTTTTTCTTGAGTTGTTTCAGTTTCTTCTTTTTCTTTTTCTTCTTCTGTAGTTTCTTCTTCTTTTTCTTTTTCTTTAAAATACTCATCACTAGCAGTTGCTGTCTCTGTTATTTTAGTAGGTTTTGGTTCTGTCTTTTTTTCATTAAACGCACGAGCAGCTATTTCAAACTCTTCAAAAGTTGGATACTTTTCTTTATTAGCATTTTTGTAAGCTTCTCTATATCCAACAGTCCCACTACTTGGTTTAGAATCATCGTCATCGCTTCCAGGAGTATTTGCTGTTCCAGTGGCATCAGCTGAAGTTGATTTAAAATATCTAGTTCTACCATCCGCTAAAACTTCTGACTGATATTCCAAGCTTTTTAATTTTTCTTCAGCTAGCTTTTGAGCTTTCTCTTTTAAAACATTAGAAGTTTTATTACCACTTGGATCTGTGTCTTCTTTAGATTCAGGTGGATCACCAGGACCAGTTGTTAATTTAGGTCCTTTACCAAACATATTAATCATAGCTGAACCAAATCTTTCATTCATAGAAACTTTTTCTGTATCTGCACTTCTCATTGGCTTACCTATTTCTCTAAATGCAAAAGCAAAATTACCAGACTCAACTTTACCAGCTCTGTTTAATTTATTTTTCTTTGGCTTCATATCTACTTTAGCCATTTTTTCACCTGCTTCATAAGCTGGTTTTTCCCAAGCTAAATTTCTATCACTTTCATCAAATTGAGATCTAGGAGTTCTTTTCATACCCTTACCATCCATGTTGTGATATACAGCTTTATTATCATAAGCTAGCTTACCATCCATCATGGCTCTTAAATGATTGTCTTCATGAGACTCAGCTACTTTTCTAAGCTTAGAGTTTCTAGGTATGTTTTTATTAACGATCATGTTACCATTGTCGTTAGCTCGAGCTACTAATCCACTACCATCTGGAATATTATCAGGTGTAAATGGAACTTCATATCTCGATACAGGATCTATCTTTATTGGTTGTCTTAATTTAAAAGCCATATCTTATATTATTTTAGGAACTTTAATTCCGTTAAGTAATTCTTTACGGCCTTTACAACCGCAACCTCCTGGTATTTTATCCGCTAATTTTTTAATGCCTGTAGCTTTAGTAAACTTTTCTACTACATCTCCTAGTCCAACTGTTTGCATAATTACCATTTTACTTTGTCAGCCCAATAGGCAGCTGACATTTTACCTTTAGCTATATTTTTAGCATGTCTTGCTTTAAAGCTTTTTCTTTTTGATTTCATTTTAGCTGACTCACCTTTTTTGGGTTTACCAGCAGTACCAGATACAGAGTTAACTTTTTTACCCTGTTGGCCAAATCTAATAATTTTTTCTTTACCACCCTCACAAGCTTTTACTATATGAGACTTAGTTCTATGGGTAGGCGTTTTACGCGGCTTATTGCAGGCTAAAGTTTTTTTATCAACCTTGTCTGACATAGCTGGTGCTTTTTCACTTTTTTCATTTCTACTAGCCCATACTGCTTTTCTTTGCGCTGCGCTTTTAAAACCCATAATCTATAATTTTCTACCTTTTTTATCTACCTTCACTTCTTTAACTATTACTCTAGTGCTGGGCTTTTTATTTTGTAATTCTTCTAACTGTCTATTAAGCTCTTCTAATTTACCGTCTGCTTCTGTTCCATCTTTAATCATGCTAGCAGTTATACTAATTTCTTCTTTTAGTATATCCTGCGTTTGCTCAAGCATTTCTACTTGATCTATTAGTTGATTAATCATTTTTTCGTTCCACTCTTCTTTTAGTTGATACTCTAGACGAGACACTTCAACTGGTGGTAATGTTTTAGCTTCAGCTATGTCTTCTTGTAAAGTATAATACATTCCTACGAAAGAGGATGTAACCATTATTATTGCTACTACAGTTTTTAAGTCAAGTTGTATGTTTGTATTCTCAGAGATCTTTGTACTCATTAGTTGCGTCAAATGATGGGCATGCTTTATTAGCAAACTCATTGTGTGAATAAATAATAGCATCTGGATACATTGCCTTTAATGTTTTAAGGACATGTAAAAGACTTTCTTTTTGGTCTGGTGTTCTAGTATCCTTCGGAGTCTTACCATCTGCCTCAACGCCTCCGCAATAGCATAATCCTATGCTATTTCTATTATGAGATTTGCAATGAGCTCCGACACGATCTATATCTCTACCTTTTTTAATAGTTCCGTCTAGTTCAACGTAGAAATG